GCCGTTTCTGGTGTCGCTCACCGCCCATTTCGGCAGGCTAAATAAGGAAAGGTTGGAACCTCACCCGACTCCCCTGCCTACGCCCTTTGATAAGGACGCTCCGCCCCCCGTATTAATACGGGGGACACCACTTGAGTTTTATGCTGGCGCTCTTCGCTCGCCCTGTGCGTAGAAGATGCTTCTTGTCATAAGGCTCATCACCTTGCTTCAAGAAGAATTTGAGCAAGGCACCATATCCATCAAGGATGGACTTAGGCGCTTTGTAATTTGCAACGTAACCTCTCACGAGGGGTCGATGCAAATCTCGACACGTCTTTTCCTCCCGATACTCGAAAGGAATAGAAGTACGACCCAAAAGTGGTGAAGTAGGCAAAACAATCGGGAAGTGAGGAAGTACCTTCGAGATTATCTCGTCTAAGTGCTTCGCAGTACTCCATAACCCTTTTGTGTAGAAGAGGTTACGGAGGGCTACAATGCCTTCCACTTCTTCAACGTCACGACGTGACGACGGGAACACATGGCCGACCTTGACAGGTGTAACGTCAATGCCGTCATAGTAATCACCGCCGCAAGATTCACGGAATTTGCCATTCCAGAAACTCTTGCTCTTATTAACCTTGAAGCCGAAAAGCTCAAGGCTAGAGATCACGTCACGCACATATTCTACAGGGACAATGATATCATCTCCGTAGACGCGTACTTTATCACGAAAAGAGACTACGTCTCTTCTCGCAACTCGGCGATTAAGCCCCTTCTCTATCCCATGATATACAACGGCAAGAAACACCATTGCCTCAATGGGAAAAGTAGTGGCTGAACCCATAGACGCATACTTAAACAAGGTTATAACACCATGTTTAGGTACCTTGGCCTTGGACGACCGTGTGGCGAATAAAGCCTCTTTTAACAGAGGAAAATCCGCAACTAGGGAGTCTACATGCCTAATCGAAACACGATCGGAAGCTTCGCTGAGATCCAGCGTTGCCAAAGTCCCCGTAAGGGAACCATGTTGAGCCAGGAGCCGATTTGGCACCTGATCTTCAAAACCGATCTGACCCAAGATGACATTAGGACGGTTATTAAAACCGATCCTTTTGCTTTCGAGGAGTTCAACCAGTTTCTTCGCCACGGCTTGCTGCGTGTATTGCATGCAGGTGGGCTCGATAGCGATGATTCTGGGTGTTTTGAGCGTCTTAGGAACCGTTACGATCTTTACAGGTCTCACGGAACCGGGTTCAAGGAAATTAACCTTTTGGGAAATCTCGGCGTAAAAACGCCAAGATGGAGAAGCGTACTCCCCGTAGGGGAACACCTTTTCCAACTCAATAGGCCATTCGAGCTGGTCAAACTTAGCGTTTCCGCTGAGCCTGTCAGCCGTCTTCCCAGGACCGTGCTTAGGCACGAGTTTGCCTTCGTGGAATTGGTTTTCAAATTCCGCGAAGACGTCCTGGAAAAGGAGAGCAGAAATTCTCATGAAGGATGTTATATCCTCCATAGGAATTAACACATCTGCATCTTTAATTTCCTTTTCACACTCGACGTACTTACGTATAGCGCGATCAACCCGCTCTTTCGAGCAAGGAATCTCGATCCTTTTAAACATCAGCGTAAGCTGACGAATAGAAAGGATGCAATCTATACTTGGGTACGGGAGTAACCGCCCAGTTAATGAATCGAACACCTGATTCAGGAAACCTCCCAGAAAAACAGGGAGGGGCCCTTTCGCTCTATGAAATCCATAGAACGAACTGGAATCTACATAGCCTTGGTCAAGACTTCTTTCGAAGTCTTTTCCAAAGTTAGGAAGAGTGATTGTCAAAAACGACAATCCCTCATGTTCGATTCGACCAAGGACCGTATTATAGTCCTTGGCAGCACTGGTGCGACATATGGCGGCCAATTCATTGGCAGCCACTCTCCAGAGAATATCTAGGCTTTTCATGCATCCTCAATTCATAACTGAGTGGTGCATCCAGAGCTGTGATAGACCCTTCTACAGTCCGAGATCGTCCAAAAGACGATCGAGGGCTGCACCGCTTAGGTTACTGGCCAGCAGTACGCTGATAAGTAGCCTGGCGCAACACGTAACGCCCAAAGAAGAACTGAGTATCTCACACAGAAGTGTGTGATATGGAATAGGTTCCAAAGGATCCTCTTCCAACGATTCGTCTTGCGACTCATCGTTCAGTTCTCACCACCCAGAAGCTGGGTGATGCGGGCGCCCGTAGAAGCTGTGCAGTAGGCCGTGAGGCCATCTACAACCTGCTTCTGCTCCGCGATGGTGTAACCCACCAGCGGAACATCGATCACAAGGTAAGCACTCATAGAGTACTTAGCGTTCACCCCAGAAAGAAAGGGGTCAGCGCCAACCTTGGCGTGATCGAGACGGAGCTGTCGGCGAATCCGATTCCCATTCTGATGGGATACGGACAGCTTGACAAGAGAGTCGTCCTTCTGGAAGACTCCGGTGTTGACTCCCGAGGAAATCCTCGGAAGTGAGTTCGCCACCGCGTTAATGGTGACGGACTGAGGGTCGGCAAAAGCCACAGCAGTTCTCCTTTAAGGGGATGGTTCAAAACAAGATAACGTGCAGAAAGCACGCCACCCTACCCCATCTTGGTTGGTAAATCCAGCCTGGTTGGCTGAACCAGCAAACTATTTGCGCTACGTCAGGCTTAGCCCGAGAGCAACACAAATGGCTAACTGTCGGTCCGTTAACGAACCGATAGTTACACCGAAACCATACGGTGAGAGCTGCGGAACGCGCTTCTTCCTAGAAACTACACTATGAAGAGTCGCGGTCGCAGGAGAGGGTGAAGGGGCTCCACTCGGAAGAGAGTAGCCACTCCAACCACCAATAGAGGTAATGACTTCTTGCGAAGCCATAACATACCCATATTGGCTCACCAAACCGTCGGTACTAAGATTGCTAACATTGGTAAATAAATCACCAGTATTAGCAAACCAGTCGGCGGCCCAGCTCCACGGAGATATATTCCAAACGGTATCGGGCGTAAGCCTGACACCTAAGATTTTACTGGCTTGCGAATGCCAGTATTGCATCTTAGAATGAAAGTCCACGGGCTCAGGAACGTAGTATTTAAACGCTCCTTTGTACCACAGACTCGTCGTGCTATATTGCACGCCGTCTCCAGTGAAGAACCCATACGGCCAGTTAGACGGATAGGGCAGAAATTGCCCTTTTACAGTCCGTCGGTCGTAGACGTCTGGGAAATGGTACGATCGCCGAGTTTTGTGAGCAGAACCTTTACGGTACTGTTGCCAAATCTCGTGGGATGTGTTTACGGCAGTAGCAAACTTCCGTAAGTCAGAAACCAAGGGTTTCCAACCAAACTCAACATTAAGATACTCCCCACCAGCCTTTTGGGCGGTGCGGACCTTCTTTTTGAAGAGAGACGATCCTATGATCGCAGGCAGCCCGTCTGCTTGTAACTCACCTAAAGCGGTGGGTAACGAGTAGAAGGGAGCGTTAGGGGCACAACGAGCAACTGCTGTTGTGCCACTAGAGCGCATAACCGCGTCGGATGGATGAGGCTGAAGAGAAATCTCCAGCCCCGGCCAACCTGTGCGGGGACCACCTATGGACACCTTTCCATCCCATTGGTAGGCATGGATGATGGGGCTCGTTCGTTGAATATGACTTTTCGTCATAAGCCACGGACCACCGTCGTCAATTTCCGTATCTAACGGAAAATGATTAAAAGTGGTCATTGAGCCCGAGTCGAGGTCATAACCCCAACTTCCATTCTTCCACGGTGTGACTTGACTATCCTTATACTGATAACCATACAGTACAGGGTTAGACCAAGTCTTAATAGCCATGAAAGATTCCATTTCTGTGTTGTATGTTGTTTCAGTGCGGGAGCCCCTA